TTAGCATCGTCATTAGAGCATATTACAACATCACCTTCTACATAAGTAACATTGTTTATAAAAGTTATAGTGTATTGAGTACCAACAGAGTCATTTACAATATTACCAGTATTAGGATCTGTGCCAGCAAAATTAAATTGCGCCTCAGCATATATACCGTGAACTCTACTTTGTTTTGTGTTAGACATCTCTAAAGTAGGTGGCGTTAAAGGTGATTTTTTAATAACAGTTATGTGTTGTTCTTGTACAAAATCTTTACCTAATTGACCAGAAGAATTAAAATTAATAAAAGAACCAGGAACTAAAGGATCTGGAACTTTTAATAAAGTATGTTGATTTACGCTTGGTGTACCAGCTATAGACCTTGATATACTTATTTGTTTTGGCTCGTGTCTATTATCTGTAAAAAATAAAAAGTCATCAATAACATTTATACCTGTTATGTAACTTCCTTCATCAAAATTTAAAACTCTTTCCGCTGTAAAAGTTAAAGTATCACCAGCGCTTGAAGCAATATTTGTGTTTACAGTATTACCGTTTTCGTCTTCTAAATAAACAGCTAAAGTATTAGCCGTTAAAACTTCTATTTTAGAAACTAATAATGGATTACCAGGTGTAAAGGTAGTTGTAATACCAGTAAGTGGATTTGTTAAAGTACCTGTAACTTGCATGCCTTTACGTATGTTAACCTCGCTAGAGTCAACTATAGAGTATTCAAATAAACTTGATACAGAATTGTAAAAAGCGTTATCAGAAAGCGTTACATCAAACTCATATATATCAATTAAAACAGGTTGTTCTGTTTGTGACTCTGAGTCGTACTCTATTACGCCATCTCTCTTGTTACCAGATACTAAATAGTATATTTTATTATTTTTTTCATCAGCAATAGAGCCAACGCAAAAACCAGACATACTGTCACCTCTCAAAGTGTTACCTTTCAAAGTTTGTACAGTACCAATATCAGCGTCTTCAGATGTAGAAACAGAGATATTTAAAGCATCTCTGTATTCACCATTAGGCACTAACCTTTCGTCAAGGTCTTTACTCATACGACCTTTTATAAAGTTTTGATTAAACTCTGGCATATTCTTTATTTTATTTGTTTAAACTTACCTCTAAGAATTTGAGTTATCTCTTCTAGTTTTATGTTTGAAAGTCTTAGTTTGGCTTTTCTAACTTCAGCAAATCTTTCTTTTTTAAACCTTGCGACTAAATACTCTGGTATGTTTATTTTTGTTGATAATATAGCGTGTGCTATGTATTTATACATTGCTTCTTCAGCGAATTTATGCACTTGCATTTCAGCGTCTGTACCTAAACTATCGCTTATATATTTTAGTATCACAGTTTTTCCGCTAACATTAGATGAAAAATGTATTTTTCCTTTTAACTCATCAATATAAAAAGAACCATTTACTTGAGCAAACTGAGGATCAATACCATATCTTTGTCCTTTGTTATAATCATATAAATCAGAGTCTTGATCGTCACTTGAAGCGTTTGTAATATCACCAGTTAAATCGCCAGAAGCTTTGTATTTAGTCCAAGTATCTGATTCTTCTTGCTCTAATAAATCTGTATAACCAGTGTTAGGGTCTAAATTATAACCTGAGTCATTGTCTGAAAAACCAGTTGTAGACTGATCAATAGCAAAAGGATTTGATGTTTTACTTGTAGGGTATAATATTCTTTCTATACCGTTGTTATCTGTCCACATTAACTTTACATAATTAACGTAGTCTTGTGGTAACACCATAGTACACGAAGCAGATAACTCTATCTCTTGAGACTTTGTAGATTTAAAAACATCAAAACTTAATTCTTGTAAAGCTCTTCTACTATGAAACTGTATGTCTGATCTTCTTACTTTATTTATAATTTTACCTTCACCAACATAAGCAACAATAAAGTTATTTATTATATCTTCTAAAGATACAAACTGATAACTACCAAAATCATTTCCAGAATAGTAAGCTTGTTGAGTTGTGTTTATTAATCCCATTTATTATGATTTTTGTTGCGTTAATAATTGTAATTCTTCTTGTGATGCAGCTTGAACTAAACCTGGTTCTTTTAAACTTATACCAGCTAGTTCTAATATTTTTATAACTAACATAGTTTCTTCTGATGCGTGAAGCAAAAAATCCCTAGCTTCGTTAACATTGAACAAAGCATTTTCACCAACAACAGCATAACCCCAAACAGCGTCAGTGTTATTTCTTTTTGTAGGAGCACGTAAAATACTGCATCGTATTTCGGAAGGCTGTGTAGTTAAGTTAGTAGGATATATCTGTATTTGTGTTTCGTTTTCTCTAACGTATACAGGTCTTGTTGAGTCAGGAGCTGCTAATGGCGATGCGTTTATATAGATAGCATCGTTCTTTTTTATTTCTGTTACTTCTATTGTTTTTGAGGCTGTAACATACTGTACAGTACCTAAATAGTCATTTAAAGGTAAAACTGTTAATCCATTTGATATTGAAGTAACATCTTCAGTAAAAGCAAATGGAGCTATTTTTTCGTGTAGTAAGTCTATAGGATCTGCATATTCAAAACTATTACCCATCTCAGATCTAACGTTTTTAATGTCGTGTATGTATTGATTGAATATAGACATCTGAGCTTGATTAGCAAACAGATTATATTCTTGAGGAGTTATATAGCCTCTTTGTTCTTTATTACATATAGCTAAAACTCTTTGATATACTGTATCTACGCTTACCATAATTTTTTTTTAATTTGTAGTTTGTAATCGCCCCGTAGGGCGACTACCACTACAGTTTGATTATTTTAATCTTTTTTCTATTTGAGAGTAAACCTCAACACCTTCGTCAGTTTTAAACCAAGCAGCTAAAGCTGAATAAGGATTTTCATCAAAAGGTACGTTCATTAGCTTTCTACCAGTTGATGCCCAGCTAAACGTTCTTTGATCTTGAGATAAAGATATAATGCCGTGCTCAGATGCTTTAATAGCCATATTTCTAAGTTGTACATTATCATCAGTAACTAATTCTAAGAAAAGTTTAGGCTCTTTCTTTGCAAACAGCATTAAGTCTCTTTTAAGTTCTTTAGAACTCATCTCTGATACCTTAGAACCCATTTCTACACGCATAACTGCTTCTGCCATTTCTATGTCTAAGTTGTTAGCAGCGTTCATTGCAGCTACTTCAAACTCTAACCAATCTAATTGACTTTCTGCGTTTTGCACAGGTTTAAACTCTTCATATAAACTTTCTCTATGTGGGTGATATAAAGAAAGTAATTTTTGTAAAGTAACTTTTTCTTTAGGTACAACTAAAGCACCGTTTCTAAATACAATATGCGAAAGTCTTTGATCACCTTTCATTTCATCTACAAAACAAGTTCTTTGGTTTTCACAGTACTTTAATTCTCTTTCGTAACCTTTTTCTTCGTCAAACCAATATATATTAGTTGATTTAATCATTCTAACTAAAGGTCTTGCTTCGCCAGTTAAAAAATAAGTTCTATCTTTTATCTCCCAATTAGGTTTTTTAGTTTTTGGTGTTTCAACAACTGGTGTTTCAACAACAGGTACCTCTACCTTTTCTTTTGTTTCTTTTTTCTTTGCCATAATATAATATATAATAAAATTAGTAAAATAAAGCCGAGGCCGAAGCCTCGACTTTTAATAATAAGTGCTTAGTTAATTAACATAAAGTTATTAGCACCCTGAGTAATTAAACATCTCTCAGATAAGTAGTGGATCTCCATCGCATCTAAATCAGACGTAGTAGCTCCAACAGAACCAGTAACCCAAGTCTTCATTCTTCTGTCGTCAGTTTGTGAAGCTCTGTAACGAACGTGTAAGAATGGTCTCTTTAGGTTTTTACCTAACGTTTGATCATAAACTGAAGAAACACCAGCTGGTATGATAACCCCTCTGATAGCATTAACAGTGTCTAATAAACCACCTCTTGTACCTTTATCATTAAGGTATTTAAAGTCAGACTTGTAAAAGTCGTAAGATCCTCTTCTGAAACCAGAGAAACCTAAGTTTAAAGCCATATCTTCTTCGTTATCAAAAACACCATAAGAAGCACCACCAGCGTAACCACCGTTGATACCAGCTAACATGTCATCAATAGCTAAAGATACGTTTCTGTTAACAAACATCATGTTTTCTTCAATAGAACCTTGCTTGTCAAACTCAGCAAGTATTGCGTCAAACTCTGCTAAATCAGTAGCATAATTAACACCGTTAATACCAGATGTCATCATACCTCTAGTTTCAATAGCGTTAAATAAACCTTGAGTACCGTATAAACCGTCGTTATCAGTTCCTAAGAAACTATCAACACCCGTACCACTAGAAGCAACAACAGCGTCAACAGACTCTAACATTGCCATTTCTAAGTAATCAGTAAAACGAGCTCTAGTGTCACCTTCAGCTTTTAAGTACCACATGTAACCACTTTGTCCTTGTTCACCTGATACTTCAACCCAACCAATTTGAGAAACATCAGATCCAGATATCTCATATTTGTCTTTTAATATGATTGGCTTGTTTTTGAAAGTTTTGAACTGTGGCGTATTAGCACCGTCTCTACCAGTGTCACCTTTTTTGTACTCAGAACCATAAACAAGAACTACTACAGCGGTGCTAGCACCTATAGCTGTTTGTAAATCTACGTTGTCATAAGTAGCTACAGTAATTATAGCGTTGTTACTACCGTCAATAGCTGTTACAATTGCTCTAGCAGTTTTAGTAGTACTAGTAATAAGAACAGTATCGTTAACTCTAATACCGTGATTAGCGCCAGCAGACTGCCCATCGATATCATTACCAATAGTAATTTTTTCAGCAGAACCGTCTGTAGTACCGTTGTAAGAAAGGTGTAATCTACCTTGCTCTGACCAAATAACTTGGTCTGAAGCCATAGCTTCTTCTGCACCAACTTGAGATAAGAAACCTGAAATAGATCTGTTTCCAAACACTTCAGCTTCTTGCTCCATTAAGTCAGGCAGATATTGTTGTGCCCAACCTGATGTGTTGCTGTCTGTAAAATCAATGTAGTTTGTAGATAATGTTTGCTTTTGTGGAAGCGCAACACTATTTAAACTACCTCCAAATGAAATTGCCATTTTTTTAAAGTTTTAAATTATTAATTATTTTCGTTTTTTAAATCCAAATCTAGGTGTAGTGTCAATGTCTAAAGCTTTAGCTCTTATACCACTTGTTGGTGCATCTTCATGAGCTTGTCTCGGCGTCATGTCAATGTTTTTAACGTTAGTAGTGTTTTCTTTTAAAGCATCTGCTTTACCTTGATTGTAAAAGTGATTAGCGATTTGATCAGCGTTCATTGCGGTAAAAAGACCTTTGTGATAACCTTCAGCGTCTTCCATTGTATTGTTTTCGTTAAGGAACTTCCCTACAAAATTATTAATGTCACTCTGACTAGTTTTAACCTCTTGCGCATTGTTAACGTTAAATCTATAAGTTTTATCACCAACCTTGTAATTAAATCCTTTAAACTCGTCATTAAAAACATCGTCAGTTTTACTTAAAAATTCGCTTGTTACTTTTTCTGCAACCTTTGATTCTTCATTATATGTGTTGAAAAAATCAATAGCTTTTTGTTGTTCTGCAGTTAACTTACTTCCAGCTTTGATATCTTCATAGTATTTAGACTTTAAGCCGTCTAGGTGCTGTCTAGCGTCGGCAACTTGCTCTTTTAACGCTAGTTTTTTTCTTTTTATTTCTTTTTCGTTGTCTCTGTTTTCATCATAAAAGAAATTGTCTTCTATTAAAAACTGAACTTCGTCTTGACTTAAATGAGGTTTAGTTTTACTATAATACTCTCTAAGTAAAGTATCGTTATCTAAATCTTTATAATCTCTATTAAGCTCAACGTAATCGTTTATATCTCCTCCTGTTTCATTCATAAAGTTCATTAACTTTTGAACATTTTCAGGTAGCTCTATTTTTGGAGGCTCTGGCGCCTTGGTTACTTTTTTAGTTTCTTTAACTTCTTCTAGTAAAGGCGTTTCTTCTTTCTTCTCTTCTGGTTTTTCAACAGGTTTTATCTCTTCAACCTTTTGTGGTTCTGGATTTTTTAAATCAACTTTTACCACGTCCTCTGCTTTTTGAGCTAATTCTTTTAAATCAACTTTAACAGTATCTTTTGTTTCTTTTGAAGCAAACTTTTTTGGCTTCTTTTTAATTTTTAACTTGTCAACTGTTTCGTCAACTTTAGGTTCTTCTTTAGCCACCTCTGGCTTTTTTGTTTCTTTTGCCATAATAAAATATTATATAATTAATAAAAATGTTTTACATTAATCCACCAATTGAATCTTCTTGAAAATTCTTAGCTGGTTTCTCATTGTTTCTTTGATCAATTAACTCGCTTTGTTGAGTTGCTTGAATTTTTGTTCTTTCGTCTTTACGATCTTCTTTATATCTTTGCATGTCAAACTCTTTGTTAGCGCCTTTTGACTCTTCTAACTTTACTTGCAAGCTATGTTCTAATTGTAACATTTGTTGTTTTATTTGAGCTTCTTGCATCATTCTATTAGACTCTAACTCTGCTCTCATTTGCTCTAACTGTAAAGCCATTTGAGATTCAGTTTGTTTTTTCTGCATTTCTAACTGAGCGGCCGCTTCTTGTTGTTGTATGTTTGCTTGCGCTTGAGACTGTTGTATTAAAGCTTGCTGCTCTCTGTCTCTTTCCATTTTATGTTTTCTTCTAACTTTTAAAAGCTGATTAGCTAGTTTTATATTTTTTACTTCTCTAATATCTATAGCATCTTCTAGCTCTATACTTTGTTGTCCTAAAGCAACTTGAATATTATTTTCAAGTAATTGTTTTTCTTCTTCGTCAGGCATTAACTCTACAAATATACCAAAATCATATAAGTGTAAATTAGACATTTCTTCTAGTGTAGATACGTTATGAGCGCCTAGCTGTTGTATAAATGCGTTTCTTGTTGGTGAGTACTCTATAATATCAGATATTCTAAGTGATAAAGCTTCTGCTATTTCTTGAGTTATATATCTACCAGCTTGCAATATATGTCTAGTAGCTGTGTTACTATTTGCAGCCGCCATTTTTTGCACGCCAACTAAAGAATATTTTTCAGGCATACTACCATCTGTAGCTTCGTTAAGCCCTGTTACATCTCTTATCATTTGTAAGTAATAGTTGTAAGTACCTATTAAACTTTGCATTTTACTACCACCGTCTCTACTAGCTATTTCTTGAATAGGTATTTTACCAGGGTTCATGTCTCCATCGCCAGTAAAAGATCTACCTATAATACTACCAGTTTGGAAAAACATATTCAAAGCTTCTTGCGGATTATAGTTAGTACCGTTACCTAAATCTATTTCAGCTAAACCGTCTGCATCTAAATATATACCATCTGGAACCATACGTGACATTACTTGTTGTAACTTTAAATGTGTCAACTGTATCATATCAGCAAAACCAGTTATTCTACCAACTAAACTTTCTATTTTGTTATTGTAAAGTCTTGGTGCTACAATAGCGTAATTCATTTTTACTTTTGTAAAATCGCTTTTTGGTCTAATCATGTTTTTAGCCATTTGCCATTTTAACAAATACTTAGTACCGACTATTTTAACACCTTCAAATAAAACTTCGTAGCTATTTTGAATTTTTGTAAAGTTACCTTTTTTATCTTCTGGTGGGTTAAAGTTATCATCTTTTTTTATAGCTTTTTCACCTCCACTACCAGTGCTTTTAACTTTATAAACATTATTCATATAAGTTTTATAATTAAAATAAAGCACTTGTACTTTGTTTTTATCTTCTTCGTAATTAGGATAAGTGTTTAAATACTTAGACCTAGAACCTTTACCTTCTGTTATTTCTTTTAAATCTTCATTGGTTAAATAAGGAAACTGTTTCTTTAACTCGTTAACAGGTATTGTTTTTACTTCACCAACGTAATATATATCATCAAAATAAGGTGACTCTGTGTAAGAGTATATTAATTTAGCAGGATCAACATAACTAACAGTAACACCTTGAGATGTGTTAAACTCTGTTTTAGCTGCAGCTATACCTATGGTAGCTAAATCATAAAACAAACGTTTTCTAGTAAGTTCATATTTGCTACCTTCTAACAATACTTTTATAGCTTGTTCTTCTGCTATTTCAACACCTTGCTTGTATGTTAATTGCATGTGAAGATCTAGCTCTTCTTTAGTTCTAGGTAAAGTTTCTTGTGGGTTTGATGTAAGATCTATACCAAGTTCACTTTCTACAAGTTTATTTAAAGAACTAGTCTTCATGTCTTTTAGTATAGATTGCATGTGACTATTTCTTTTACTAACGCCATACTGGTCTTGAGCATAAGCTTTAACGCTGTACATTCGTTCAGCTATACCATTAACAACTATATCAACAAACTTTGGTATAATAGGTACTGGCTTCCAGTCTAAATTTAAATAACTTAAATCACCGTTTATAGATAACTCATCTTTATATTTTTGTATTGACTGCTCTCCTCTAGCGTATAAACGTAAAGTATGAAAATTTCTTATATTATTATTATATCTGTTGCTACCAAAATGACCGTGTTTTTCGTTAAACCACTCATTTTCGATGGCTTCTCCAATTTTCAAGCCATATTCAACGCTTCTTTTTTCGTCATCGCTAACAACTTGACTTGGGAAAGTATTTCTGTATGATCCAGCCATATTTATTGTTTAATTATTTTTGACATACTACCAGTATTAGAATATTTGGCAATATTTATATTTAGTTTTGTTTGTTGCTTGTCAGCAATAGGTCTGTAAAGGTGTTTGTTGCAAGCCATAACAGCTAAACCAGAACTAATAGTTGCATCATATTTAGTTCTTTTAGTTATATCAAACTTTGACCAATCATTAAGTGTTCTGTTAAAATACATGTTACCATAATTACCATCACCTAAATGACCAACGTGCTGTTGTATATACATTTCAATAGCTGCGGCATGAGCTTGTTTTATATCTTCACTAGAGTTTGGTATACCACCTATTTCTTTTTCAGCAACAGATAATTTGTTCCACACTTTATCAGGTCTATTCATACTAAAGCCTCTGTAACCTCTTCTTTTAAAATGATAAAGCAAACGTGGCTTATTATTTTCTGCTAATATTGGCATGCCGTAAAACACGCAAGCCATTAACACATCTTCAAAAAATATATCAGCTGTAGCAGGTCTAGCTATGTATTCTAAAAAAAACTGATTTGGTGGACAGTCTTCCATGCTAAACCTTGAGAGCCCGTGAAGAGCGCCATTAGAACCTCTACCATCTACTGTTCCTGATATGTCGTAACTATCACATCCAAAAGCTCCTAAGTGCTCGTTGCCAGGATATTTTATACCGTTTTTAATTACAACTTTGTTTTGTATTTCAATTTTAGGCATCCAGCTTATTTTAAACCTACCTTTTGGATCTGGATAAAATATAACATTTGTGTCTTTTACTCCGTTTACCCATTGAAAATTACCAGTGCTTATATTAGCAGAAGAACCAACTCCTTCATTGTAATCTATTTGCTCGTATAATCTAACTAAGTTAAATATACTGTTTTTAGCCTCGTCTCTAAACGCGTGTTCTTCAGTTCTTGGAAACTGTCTATAAAACTCGTTTAAAGCATCTTGATCGTTTTTTAAACCTTCAGCTTCATTATTCCAATGATCTATTATACCATAATCTATTAATTCACCGTCTGGTCCGATAACATCATCACATGGGTTATTAAAGACTGGTTGTCCGTATTGGTCAATAAAGCCTTCGTAGTTCCATTCCATTGGGATAAAAAGAGAATATAAACCAGACTTTGTTTGTCCATTACGATTTCTTT